TTGGACTAGTAATTTCTGGACTAGTAATTTCTGGACCGATGGGGGCGCCCCTGTAATATCGGCCTCCGTATCAGGATCGCTTGCGGGAATATATGAAGATGTAGTTGTATCCACAGGTGGGTTTATTGATTTTGCCTTAGTTAACGATACTTACATCGCCGCAGGTACTGGGCCTATCGGGACTATTGCCCAATCACAGGCTTTTGTAGATGCAATCACATCCGCGCAAGTAGAGGCAGGGGGTTGGAATGCTCAGATAAGAGATGTTTTAACCCATACAGCGATCACCAGATTAAGCGATACGGTCGCAAGATTCACGGTTCCAGCCACCGCAGGCTATACGGTCACGGCAAACGAAACCATATCCACCGATATCCCTAATGCTATACTCACAATATCAGCGGGGGACTTGAGCGCAGGTAGTTTCCAGGTCAACGAAGGGGTCACTCCTATTGGTGGTGAAGGAATAGTAAATAATTTAACATCCGATTTAACTTCAGATTTGGTGAATTAACATGGCAAAAGTTCAAGAAACCTTCACAGGCACAGGCAGATCCAGTTCCAGTATCCAGGGGGGTAGCGGGAAAGACGGTGTTCTGATAATCGATATCGGCGCAGGCACCACGGTTACTTTAGAGGCATCACAGGACAATGGTGTTACATGGATCACCGAAAGCACCTATACAGCCGACACCGTTAAGCGTGTAACGTTCCCATCTAGCGATGCGCTCTACACGCTAAACTGTACGGTATACGGTGCAAGCACCCCAGTTACATTATCGGACGGACGAGATTAATGACTCAAGGTAGAAAATCACTCTACAATGATGATATAAATACATTAGCAAATGCTTATATAGAGGATCATCTAAGCTATGGGGACGAGGTGCCAATTGCTGCCGGTATGGCAAATGAACTCGGCGTATGTAAGGCGACTTTATATAATTGGGCCAATGAATTTCCAGAATTTTTAGACACGTTAAGCAAATTAAACGATAAACAGGAACGTTTACTTGCCAGTAAGGGCTTAACAGGTGACTTTAATTCAACGATCACCAAGCTTATGTTAGCTAACCACGGATACCATGATAAGACCGACAGCACCCATTCAGGCCCTGACGGTGGGCCAATAGAAACGGAGACCACTTTTGTCGGCGTCAGCCCTAAAGATTGAATGCGTTGATAAACTAGGCGTATTAATCCAGAAGAAGAAACGGATTAAGATTCTGGTTGGTGGAAGAGCGTCTACTAAATCCACGTTTGTTGCTGACTACGTACTATCCAGGGTATCAGCAGGGGAAAGATGGTGTTGCGCTCGTGAGATCCAAAACACAATAGAAGATTCGGTTCATGTTCTTTTAGGTGACGAGATAGAACGATGTGGCTTTAAAGGCTTTCACGTCTCCGCCACAGATATTACCCATTTGCGTGGGGGTCGTGCTTTCTATAAAGGACTATCCAGAAACATCACTAGTTTAAAAGGACTGAACACTCAAGGGCTATGGATAGAGGAAGGTGAAGGATTAAGTGCTGCAACCCTTAAAGTATTGACTGCATCAGTGCGGGTATCAGCAAAGGACGCACAGAAAGGACGTGAGGCAGGTCACGCGGTTACTGTACCTGAGATATGGATTACAATGAATCGGGGCGCTAGCAAGGACCCAATAGCCCAGAAGTTCCTGGCCAGGGCCGAGAAAGAGCTAGCTAGATGTGGTTATTATGAGGATGACATGATGATTGTTGTCCAGATTAACTATGATGAAAACCCTTGGTTTGAGGAATCGGGCTTAAAGCAAGAACTAGATGACGATAGGCTACATATGAGTCAAGGTGAGTTTGATCATAAATGGGGCGGTCATTACTCTGACACAGTAGAGAATGCTATCATTAAACCCGAGTGGTTCGATGCCGCTATTGACGCGCACAAGATCAAGCGATTAGAAAAGGTATTCACCCCGCACGGCGCAAGGATAGCCGCCCATGACCCATCAGACACAGGCACGGACGCAAAAGGCTACGCGTTAAGACATGGGTCCATTGTTCTTAAAGTGAAAGGAAAAGACACCGGCGAGGTTGACGAGGGTTGTGATTGGGCCACTGGAATGGCGATTCAAGACAATGCCGACTGGTTTGTATGGGATGGTGACGGAATGGGCGCAGGGTTAAAAAGACAGGTTTCCACTGCGTTTGCAGGGACGAGTATTAAATACCATATGTTCAGAGGCTCATTGTCTGGATCAGGCCAGGACAATGCTAAAAAGGTCTACCAACCGCAATATGGCGATGAGAACACCAAGCCTAAAACATATGCTGAAACATTCAAGAACAACCGCGCACAGTACTATACTGACTTGGCAACGAGGTTCTACAATACTTATCGATGTGTTGTGAAAAAAGAATACATCGATCCTGATGATATGATCAGCATTGATTCAGAGGGTGTTGATAACATAGCCAATCTAAGGTCCGAGGTTTGCAGAATCCCAAAGAAAGACAACCCGAACGGATTAATTCAAATAATGAGCAAAGACGACATGAAGCGGCTAGAGATAGATTCGCCTAACGAATCGGATAGCATTATGATGTCTGTATTCAAGCCACCCGCTAAGGTTGTTCGTGAACCCATTAACTATCCCCCGATGAGTATTGTCTAATGCCGATGAACGAAACAGTCTTAAACAACGAGTTAGACACACTAACGATGGATGCCACAGGCAATAACTCGACTTTCATTAAAGAGAATGAGGAATTGCTTGATAGATACGAGGGCAACCCATACGGCGACGAGGTAGCCGAACGCTCCAAGGTCGTTGCGACTGACGTGCAAGACACAGTTGAAAGCGACATGACGGCATTAACACGGGTGTTCTTAGGCCCTGGCGACATCCTTAAATTCAAACCCAATTCCATAAAGGAAGACGATGTAAAGGAGGCTGAAGATAAAACCAAATACATTAACTGGCAGATTCGGGATCAACCCTGGTCGTTCTCGGTACTGCACGGGTTTATCAAAAACGCCGAGATACATAAACTATCCGTCCTCAAATACTTCTATCAAGAAACAATTGAGGTCGAGGAACACAAGAAAACCGGAATCAGTGACGAGGAACTGGCGGTATTCCAGACGAGTCTTGAGGGCGAGGATGTAAAGAGCGTCGAGATTGACAGGGAGGAAAAGGACGGTGATGAGGTCACGGTTGTAATCAAGGTTGAGAAAGAGCGCAAAGGGATTGAGTTGGTTGATGTCAAGTTAGAAAACTTCCGCATGACCAAAAACGCAGAGTCCAAAGAAACCGCAGCGCTGGTTGGTGATGTATCGGTCCTGACCCGTGGCGAACTAATGAAGAAAGGATTTAGCAGATCATTGATAGCGTCACTTCCTTTGCACGGGGTTGATGTGGCTGAAAATTCACGTCTACCTGAGATCCGTGACAAGCAAGAAGGCGGACCAGACGACGAGCACAAGGCAGAGAACTGGGCAGGTGAAGAGGTTGAGGTCGAGGATTTATACCCCTTGATTGATTACGACGAAGACGGCATAGCAGAACGCAGGCACATCATGCGGTCAGGTGACGTAATACTGATTAACGAAGTGTTTAATCATGTTCCTTATGCAATGAACACATCCATTCTAATGCCGCATAAAGTCATTGGTAAGAGTCGGGCCGAGGTTGCGGCACCCTTTGCACGAATCAAAACAGCGATAGCGCGGGGTGTTCAGGACAATATATACGCAGTCAACAACCCCCGTATAGCGGTTAATGATCAGGTTGAAATGGACGACCTTTTATTTATACGCCCCAACGGTGTGATCAGGAACAACACAGACACAAACCCCGCACAAAATATGTTCCCTATCGAAGTTCCTTATATTGGTGACAAGGCATTACAAGTAATTCAATACTGGAATCAGGAAAAAGCGCAAGCCACTGGCAATCTGATGTCATCACAGGGGCTAGATGCAGATGATTTGGGACGTGAGACAGCTACCCGTTTCGAGGGGGTTAAAGAGATTGGTGAAGGCAAGGTTGAACTGGTAGCCAGGGTCATGGCCGAAACAGGGTTCAGACAACTATACGAAGGTGTGGCGTGGTTAGATTCTAATTTCCAGAACAGTGAAGTTGAAATAGCGATCCTGGGTGAAGAGTTAAAGGTTAATCCCGGTGATTGGAAGTTCAAGCATCATGTAGTCAGCAAGGTTGGCCTAGGCGCCGGCGACGAAAAGCACATGCTCGAAACAATGTCCGGCCTATGGGCGATCCATCAGCAATTACTAAGTATTAACTCTCCGATGACCGATGAGGTCAAACGATATAATGTTTTAAAGAACATCGTTAACGCCTCTGGTATTCCTGAAGAGGGAGAATTTTTCAACAACCCCGAACAGCCTGAACAGTTGCTGCAAGCGCAAAACGAAATCATGACCCGCATCATTGAACAGCTACAAGGACAGGTCCAGGGATTACAGAACCCATTGGCCGAGGCTGAAACCATCAAAGCGCAGGCCAGTTTGATCAAAGCCACGGGTGAGCAATCGCTGAAGGTTGGGCAGATGCAAGAAGATCAAAGGCAGTTCAATGCCGAGATGGCACAAAGCCAGGAGCAGTTTAATAAAGAACTGGCTGCGAAATTAACCGAGCTTGAATTGAAATTCCAGCAACAAGTACCAGGGGCGCTAACAGAATGAGCCAGAAAGAACAGAATAAAAGGGAGGTTGCTTTTGCGGCACTGGGTCAGTTAGTGGTTAACAACGAGGCTTATCAACAGGCAATGACGGCGCGCAAGGCACAGATATTCGATGTATTTTGCAAGACCAAACAAGACCAAACCGATGTACGTGAGGAAGCATGGCGCACTATGAAAAACATGGAGGCGCTTGAAAAGTGGTTTGAACATTTGCTTAATACAGGTAAAATGGCTGAACAAAGCCTAAAAGCTATAGATGAGCAGTAAAATATCATTTAAACCTATAGGAAATGACAATGACAGATAATCCATTATTGGAAACTGCCGAACAATTTTATAACGCTGGTGAGTCGGAGCAAAAGCCAACCGAGACAACAGACGTTACAACCGTGCAAGAAACGGAACAGGACGTTGAACTTGCAAAACCAGAAGAGGCCGAGGATAAAACCGAGGTTGAAGCTGTAGAGTCTGAAGCAACGGACGAAGAAAAGGAGTCTCAATTCATCGAACTGGATGGAAAAGAGATAGACCTTGATGACGTTCGGGACTGGCGCGATAACGGCCTGATGCAGAAAGACTACACGAAGAAGACGACATTGCTATCCAATGAGCGTAAGAGCTTTGAGGTTGAACGGTCGACTGAACGTGAAACCATAGCCCAGGAAAAGTCGAAGATTATCGAAATGCAAGACATGCTAACAGTGCTTGTACAAGAGGACGCGGCTATAGATTGGGTTGAACTGAAGGAAGACGAACCCGAAAGGTATATTGAACTAAAGGAAAAGGCGGACCAACGTAAGGCTGCGCTTGAAAAAGTCAAAGCCGAACGTAATACGCCGGTTGATGACCCCGCGTTAATCCAGACCGAGGCGAGGAAGCTATTCGAGGCCAATCCCACTTGGGTCGAGGATGGAAATGTAACCGAGGCATACCAGACAGAAACCGCGTTGATGAATGAATACGCTATGAAAGCTGGTTTTCAACCTGATGAGTTCGCGAACTTGAACCGCGCCCATTACCTTCAAACCATTTTGAAAGCAGCGAAATATGATGAACTGCAAGAGAAAGGCAGGAAGATAAAGGAGAAGCGGGAAAAGGTGCCGGTCGTTCTGAAACCTAAAGGTGAAGTTAAAAGCGAACAGCCGAAAGATGCGGTAAGCATTATGTACGGCTGATTTTTTAAGGAATAGTAACGGAGTTTAAACAATGGCTACATTAGCAGCGTCAGTGTTGACCCTTGCGGATTGGGCGAAACGCCTTGATCCCGATGGGAAGACGGCTGTTATCGCAGAACTGCTGTCGCAAGACAACGGCATTCTGGATAACATGCTGTTTAAGGAAGGTAATCTGCCAACGGGCGAACAGACCACGATTCGAACCGGTCTGCCCACGGTCTATTACCGTTTAATGAATCAAGGTGTTCCGAAGTCGAAAAGCACGACCGCTCAAATCACCGAAAACGCAGCCATGCTTGAGGCACGGTCTGAAATCGATCAAAAGGAGGCTGAGCTTAACGGTAATGTAAACGCTTACCGCCTGAGTGAATCGACGGCATTCATGGAGGCAATGCGCCAACAACACGCATCAACCCTGTTTAACGGGACTGCGGCGAACCCTGAGCAATTCGTCGGGTTTGCGTCAAGGTACAGCGACACCTCGGCAGGTAACGGGCAAAACATCCTGTTGGCTGGTGGTGCAGGTGCTGACAATGCGTCTGTTTACCTTGTGGGATGGGGACAAAATACCGTCTTCGGCGTTTTCCCCAAGGGGTCAAAAGCAGGATTGGGTCATGAGGATTTGGGCCTGGGTGATGCGTTTGACAGCAACGATGATCGCTTTCGCGCCTACATGGACCGCTATACCTGGGATTCTGGGCTGGTGGTTAAGGATTGGCGAAACGTTGTCAGGATTGCGAATATCGACATCTCGGAACTGGAGGGCCTTTCGGGCGCTCAAGAACTGACCGATGCCACGCTGATTATCAAACTGATGTCACGCGCTATCGACAGGATTCCGAGCCTTTCGGCTGTATCTCCATCGTTTTACATGAACAGGACCATTATGAGCCTGCTTCGTGTAGTCGCACTGGAGAAAAGCAATTCAGCGGTCACCATCGAACCGGCTATAAACCAGTTTGGTGCGACCATTCATGAAACCCGTTTCCTCGGTATCCCTTGCAAGCTAGTGGATCAACTGGGTAACGCTGAAACGCTGGTTGCGTAAGGAGATTAATCATGTTTTTAGATGGAGAAAATCAGTTCTCAAGCGCTCAGGCAGTAACGACCAGCGCGGTAGGTACGAACGTTATCGATTTGTCAGTAGCCCGATCCCTGGGTTCTGGTGAGCCGATGGGCGTATTGTTTACCGTTACGGTTGACGCTGATCAAACCACGGGCGACGAGGACTACACCTTTGATGTTGAGACCTCATCCGATGCCGCACAAACCACGGCGGTTCAACTGTTGGGCCGCAGGGTTTACGAATCCGGCACCCCGGTTGCACCGGCACAGGATGCGGATCTGCTAGTTGCAGGTTATAGCTTAGTTGTTCCCGTCCCGCCCACGGGCGCAGGGGATGACGAGCGTTATCTTGGGATTCGGTACGTAACGGCAGGGACTACCCCCACCATTACCGTGTCGGCTCACTTGCTGCCGCTTAGCATGATAGACTCAACCGTTGATTACGGTTCAGGTTACGCTATCACTTAATCAATCGGGGGACTTCGGTCCCCCTTTTTAAGGTGACTTATGAGCCTTGCAGACTATGCTGGTTTAAAGCTGGAGATTGTTGATTGGACGCATCGTTCCGACCAAGATTTATTGATCGATACTTTTATTGATCTAGCCGAGGTCGAAATGTATGCAAACCCTGTCGAGCCTTTAGAGATTCGGGATGGGGAAACGCGGGAGGCATTTTCAACCAACACCACGGACCGGTTTGTTGCCTTGCCCACGGGCTATCAGTCAATGCGTAAGGTCAGGATTCAGATTACCGATGGCGAGTCCCTACCGCTAACCTTCAGAACACCGGGCCAACTCATCATCAAAAGCGCTGCAAGTATGCCGCAGTTCTTTACCATCACTGATCAAGTAGAGTTTGATCGAATATCCGATCAGGTTTACACGGGCGAATTTCAATACTTTCAGGAATTTACCGCCCTGTCGAATGCCAATACAACCAATGCAGTACTAACCAACTTTCCCGATGTCTATCTATTCGGCTCAATCTGGGCCGCAAAGCTACAGGCAGAAGAAGAGGTTGAGGCCGATCAGTATTACCAAAGATTCAT